TGGGTTTCCGCCCACGTCGATATTTGCATTGAACGGTTGATCGTTCAGGCCTCCTGGAATCACGGGAAGTGAGAAGCCAATAGCTTCGAGGTCCATCTCCGACGACTGAACGCCAAAGTAATAATACAAGTACCTTACGATAGAATCCCAGTTTGTAACCGACGTCGATTCCGACACGGAAAGCCCATCAAGCGGAATAGCCTCCCTAAATTGGAGCTGTGCGGCAATGTGCATTCGGTCGCGAACTTCGCACGATAGCCGCCGTGCGCCGTCGTACATCGCGTCGGTCAGGGTTGGCTCCAGTAGGACGCCGTCGATGATGACCGTAGACCCGATCTTCACCTTAACCGGGCGATTCCCAAGGGTGAGAAGCTTGGAAACGCTTGACGCATCAAGCGTTTCGGGGTCCTTGAGCGTGAATGTAAACGACACGCCGCCAGGGTCGTCCGGCACCGTCAGCGTGGGCGGCGGATCACGAAGAATGTAAGGCGTTAGGTCAAATTCCTGCGTTTCGTTTGTGTTGTCGAACGTCGGTGCATAAGCCGCGTGAGCACCGTAAAGAAACGGAGTATGGATTCCGCTTCCCTCGAGGCTTACTTTCATGAGCAGGTTGCGGATGGTCCCGTCGGGTGTGTACGCGGTCGCGTCGGTCTTCACCGGCACAAACGCCGAAACCTTGTTCACTGTGTCCGGGATCGTGCCATTGTACGGCTGATCGCCGATGATCATCGCGTTCGTGATCGAAGCGCCGACGCCGGTATTTGAGCGACCTTCAAGCGTTGCCCCGGTTGGCGGCGGAACCATCATCGCGATAGGCGTTGATGTCACGTAGCCGGACGTTGGGAACTTCAGCGGCGCGATTTCAACATTGATTGAGCCGGTCGCGACGTAAAACCAGAATTTCGAGTTGCTAATGATCGTCGGGTTTGCAGCCGTCTCGTCAATGTCCTGAAACGTGTGAATGCAGCCGTCGTTGGTTTCAATGTTCAGTATGAGAAGGTCTCGTTTCCGAAACGGTAGGATCATAAACGAAGCGTAGGTGTCCGGTTGGGTCGCACCGCTGATGGTGTACTGGCCAACCTGAACCGCGTCCTTCCAAACCTCGACAATGCCGCCGACCCTGAACCGAAGCGACACGCCAGACGCGCCCGAGCCTCCGTTATCCCAACCGCATTCAAGGTAAACACCGTCCTTCTGATTTTCTACATTGTAAACATAGAACGATATGTACCACGCTCGATTCTTAGCGTACGAGGACGACGTGATCAAATACGCGCGGCTACCGCCGGTAAGTCCGCTTTGGTTGATCAGGCGAACGTTGCCCGCTCCTCGGTTGTTTGCCGTTTGCCATTCTGCCGCCGACGCGGTAAGACCGAAGTCTGCGAGCGAAAGCCGAAGGGTGTTGCCCGTGTTCGAGGTGTCCCACGCGTCGGTAAAGCAAGCTGGTCGAAGCATCACCGTGCCACCGACCGGCTCAATGTAGGTGTTGCTGTAAGCCAGCCCGTTAAAGTCGAACTTCGCCGCCGTCATCGCTAGGCGTGGCTTCGATAACCGGCGCTGGGCAGTATCGATCTTGACTGTTAGAACGTCAGGCATGAGCTACAATCCGGGCGTAAATAGTGACAAGTGCAAACCAGAATGGCCGATCCGTTAGCGACGCGCTACCCGGTTTGGTGTTCCTGAATTTCGCACCATCGCCAGATTGGCGCCAAAGAACTCCCGGCGAAGTTCGGCCGCAAACTGAAGAAGTAACCGTTCGGGTCCATTCACGCTCGGGCTGTTTGTTCCAAGCGCCGCGCCGATCCGAACGGGAGACGCCGCGTCTTCAGCTCGTGCGCCACCACCGAGAATCTGGCGCTGAATATCCAACGACTTTTGAGCAAGCTCAACCAGTTTCGACGTGTTTCGCGCTACCGGGTCTTGCGCTTTTTCGGCTTCTGGAGCCTGCGGGACTGATGGAAACTCTGGGGCTGGGCCTTCTGGCGCGTTTCGCGCTCTCCTAAACCGGCTTCGCACTTGAGCCTCTGATAGCTTCAATTGTTGTTCAAGTAGCCCACTTTTAAAATCAGAGTCAAATTGAGCCACTCTGTCAACGGCTTCCTTGTCTCGGCCGGCCGTTCCGATTACGCGCGCTATGTCTATAAGATTTCCAATTGACTCTACAAAGTTTTTTAGTCTAACTGGCACCTGAGCAAGGTAAACGAAAAATTCTTCCATGATGTTGCTGTTTGGCGCTAGGTTTCTGCCCATCCCTATAAATTGTTGCGCGATAAATGGCACCACTCCGGATTTTACTAGCAATTGCATATCAGCGGTAAACGATTTTAGCAATGGAAGAAGGGCTACATTCACTTCACGGCCAATTTGCCGGAATGCTTGCGCCACAACGTCGTCAACGTTGGCTCGGATGTTTTCCGCGCCGCCGCTGATCGAATCGGCGATACTCTTTAGCCGCCCCTCGCTGATCATTTCAATCGCACGGAATACCTGCTCGGACGTCGCCTGAATCTCTCCGCCTTTGCTCACCTTGATGCCTTGCTGGCTAAGGTCTGGCGAGCCTACGCCAGCTTTTCGGAAAACTTCCATTGCTTCGCCAAAGGATCCGCCCTTAACCCGTGCAAGCGCCGAAGCGACTTGTATGAGGCCTTGCGGGTCTACGCCCGATGACACCAGGGCAAACCGCTCAATGATTGGCAGGAATCGGCCCACGTCAAGCCCCGACGCTGCTAGTTGAGCTGACGCCCTTGCCAAGTCTTCAAGTCCAAACGCGGATTTAGTGGCGTAGGATTCGAGGTAGGCCATAGCCTTTGCGCCCTGCTCTATGCCGCCAAGCGCTCCCGCAAACGTCCGCTCCATAGTGTCAAACGAAGCCGCCGCCACCGATGCCGTGTTGGCAAATGCAACTAGCCCCGCCGCGGCGCCAACGACTCCAAGGCGTCCCAGCAACGGATTAACTCTTTTTGCCGACGCAAGAAAATCCCTGGTTGACGCGGACATGTTCTTGACGCCAGCCGAATACTGGTCTACCATCCGAAATATGGTTATAAGTATTTCTTCTGCCATTACAGTATTCCCCGGCGTCCGTCTTCGATGGCGATAATTTCCGCCGCGACCATGTCAATAAGTTGCCGTTCTTGGTCTGGGTACAGGTCCTCGGGATGCTTACCGAAGACCCGCCCGCAAACTTCAATCTCTAAGGCGAGAAGCGGATTCGCCTTTAATCTTTTTTTGCGTCTTGGTACTGCTCGTTGCGGAGTTGTACGAGGTAGTTGGACGCGTACCAGGTCATCTGGTCCATGAGGTACGCGATTAGGTGAGGCGCTTGCGTGAGCTTTAGCGCATCAACCGGCGTGAAACCCGGAGCTACACACCGCGCGTGAATCGTGTACGCAGCGTCAAGATTATCCGGCTCCAGTAGGTGCGACCATTCCCGGTAAGGACTTGGCACAAGGTCATTGTCGCCGTTTCTGACCGCCGCGCGTTTGGCTTCGATCAGTGGCTTGACGAACTCCGCCTTGTTGAGGTCAAAACGTTTCTTTTCGGCGTAGGTGCCAAATCCGCAAAACGTCAGCTTTCCGCCGTCCGGTAGGTCAATGTCGAACGTTGCCGGTGCCGCAAACGTCGCGACTAGTGCATCGGCCGTAATCGGCTTGGTGGCTTCAGGGCTTGGGTTTTCGTGCATCGGTCTCCTTTTCGGTAGGCGTCGTTTCGTCTTCAGGCTCAGCAGCCGGGGTCGGCTGACCGCCAAACCCGCCGTTATTTGCGGGGTCGTTCCAGTCTGGTTCAATGTTGTGTCTGATCATGGTTTAGCTCGATGCGGCGATAGTGATCGTGCCGTAGGTCTCAAAGCCATAAGACTCTTCGACCAGTTGGCCGTCGGCGATCTTGAAAGAAAACGAATCGAAAACAACGTACCCAGACGCGGCGATACCGCCACTGTCTGCCGAAAGCGCATTTTGAAAAGAGAACGCCATTTCAGTTGTTGCCGCGTTCAGCGCCTTTTCAAGAATTGAGGTCGTGCCCGTCGGCGACGCCGGGTAGTTGCCAGCTCCGGGGTCCGCACCATCGAACGAGAGTTGCAGAGACTGAAGGCTGTACCGCTGCGATGACAGCGTACCTTCGTTAAGGTTCATCGCAAAAGTCAGCGTGACCGGTGTGGCCGCGTCTAACGTGATGCTGACCGTGGTTGCTGAGCCAGTGAAGTCCGAGCCGGTCAGCTTGTCCATCATGGCCTTAACAACGCCGGTGGTGACGTCTAGCTCAATGGAGATCTGGTAGTCCTTGGCAACAACTTGAGGCTTTGCGTACTTCTCACCAACGCCTGCCTGTGCTACCTTGTCAAATGTTCCCGAGATAGAGAACGATTTGAGAATCGCTAGACGGTTGGTGCCGGCAATGGTGAACGCTAACACGTTCATGTGAGACGAGCGCGTTGAACCGCTGTTGACCGAGTTTAGGTCAACCATGAGCTTCCCGCTCGCTTTCACTGGTTGTGAATGCTTGCCAAGTCGAGCGATTAGGCCCGCGTCGGCCTTCTCTGCCGAGACGGTAAAGTCGAACTTGTTACCCGCCCCCACCATCGCAACGCCCGCGACGGTAAAAATGCTCACGTTTTGTCCTGAATACCTTGTTGCCATGATTACGCCCCTTTCTTGATTAACTGTCGATAAAGCTTACGAGCGACTGCGAGTCGCAACCGATGCCGCATTCGAATCGCGCCGCTCTTGCCACCTGCTGAGTAGAAGCCGCGTGCGACCATGCGGCTCGTGCCCGTGGGAGACAGTACGAATTTGGCGTACCGAATTCGGAACCCCATTTTGACCACCTGGTCAGCTCCCGCCGGTCCTGTGGAGTAGAACGAGCGGCGAAGACCTCGCGTCTGTTCGTTGATCGGTAGCAAGTTGACTCGAAGCCCCTTTTTGCCTCCGAGCTTCATGCCCGACTTGTTGCCCCTTTGCGCGATTCCTTGTCTCGCGAACGGATGCCCGGCGGCTTTTAGCTCCGCAGTCTTGATCTTGCCCGCCGTGAACTCAAAGTGATCGCGCCGCCCTCCGTGGTACAAAACTTCGTGGACTGCTTTGGCCGTTAGTCCGACGTTGGCAAAGCGCTTTTCCATGGCCGCACCAAATGCCGCAACGTCAGTATGCCTTGCCATGTTACGGCCTCATCGTCCCGGTGATCGCGATTTGGTAGTTGACCTGGATCTCGAAGCACCGGTCGTTGGTCCCGTCAAGCTCCTGGAAGTCCACGGACGTCACGTCTTGGAGCGTTCCGTACGAAACCGCGTTTAGTGTGATATCACTCATCAGTGCGTCCGTGAGGTCGTTGGCGCGGTCAATCTTTTCGGTGCCGATGTACGCTGTCGCGGAGTTTGGATAGGCGAACCGGCCCGTAATCTTGATGCTGTAAGTATACGTCTGCTCGGTCGGTGAGCCGGTCAATCGGTCAAGCCCGACCAGCGCAACGTTGGCATACGGGAAATTGTCCGCGGCCAGTTGCGCCCGATCAATTTCAATCTGAGCCGGTGACCACGCGGTTTTAACCACCGCTGCCACGTCCTGCAAAACGGATTCCTTAAACGGTCTTCCCATCAGTTATCAATCCTTTCCACGACTACGACCGCATAGTCCGTGTTTGCGCTTGAAGACTCGCGCTTCATGGAATGCACGACCGAGTAGAGGATGCTTTCGAACGTCACACGCGCCCCTTGCGGAAAATTGGAAAGGTCCGACGCCGCGACGTAGATGCGAGCCGGGTTTTCGAGCTGCACGCCGAAGTCTTCGAATGCCCTCCCCGGCTTGAGCTTTTGGAAATCGCCCATTACCGTAGTCGAAGATCCGACTACCGGGTTTGCCGTCAGCTTAGTTGTACCATCAACCGCCGCCGTCATCGCGGCGACCGATAGTGAATTCGGGTAACGCCACGCCATCAGCTCACGACCTTGAGATACCGGGACACTACCTGCTCAAACTTCTTTCGAAGCTCGTCGGTCGTTGCGCGTCCCGCTTCTAAGCTGTACTTAACGCTTCGGTCTCCTTGCTTCTCTTCGCTGATGGCTCCCGACGTGCCCGACTGCTGAATGATCAGTTGTGACGCCGCGCGGCACACGATGGCCTCGAATACGGCCGCAGGCATTGACGACGCATAACCAAGCTTGCCAGTCACTAAAATTGACCCCGGCTCGGTTGTTGGCACGCGTTCGAAGCGGATTTCCTCTACTGGCGCGTTTTTCTGCGCGTGATCTTCCGGCCAATGGATGAAGTCATCCCACTCGGTCAAGACTGTGCCTGTGCCCGCTCCCGAGTAGTTGATGCGCACTTCACTGATGGCCCAACAATCACTGATGACGAGCCTGATGTATTTGCCAGTTGGCCAAGGAAGCGTGTACCGAATCGCCGTTGTGCCTGCGTCGCCCTGGTATTTGCGGCGTCCCGTACGCAACTCGAATTCCTGCGTGGCGCTTGTGAGTAGCGCCGATAGGTCTGCACTAGCCGACGCCGTGACGCCGATGGTCGTCAGGAAGTTAGTTAAATCGGTGGTCGTAGGTGCAGCCATAAACTTGAGTGCCCCGGCGAACCGGGGCCATGATCGTCAGCCGGTTAGAGCTTAGATGGTGGAGACGTAGGTCGGCTGGGCAACGAACTGCCCCGCCGTCGTGAGCTGGTCTACAGGGCCTCGGACATTGTCGTCAAGGAGGCAATGCAGCGCGTTCAGCGCCGTGTTGGCGACTGTTCGCGTCGTGACCAGCCGGATGTACCGAAAAAGCGGACCTTCGACCGAGATGGCAAGCATCTTGTTCGAAGACGCACCGGACGCGTCGGTATTGGTCTGCGTGGCGTTGGAAATGTCGGTCCAACCTGTCGAGTTATCCGCCGATCCCTGGACCTTAAAGGCCGCGACGGCGGTATCTACGTTGGTTCCGAACGTCACAAGAAACTGAGCACCCTTGTACCCCTGCGTGTCCACTCCGACCGAGTTGACGGTCGTCGTGCCCGCTGCCAGCGTGTAGGTGGTCGTCGCCGAATCGTTCGGCGCGACGTGGACGGCTAAGACGTTGCGAAAGAGATTCTGCATGGTTAGCTCACCTTGATGCGGATGCCCGCGTTTTCGTTGATAACCTGACCGTCGTACGCCGCAAGAAAGCCGAGGGCTTTCTGCGGGTAAAATTTTTGGTCCAGGTTGACGACTTCCATATCGATCAAGTCAGCGATGGCGTACGACTGAGCGAAGTCCGACAGAATCGCGACCATTCGTCCGGTCGTGATGTTGCCGCTGATCCCGGGGTCATCCATGTTTTCCGACGTGAAGTAAGGAAAACCAGCGATGGTTCCTGGGAAGCCTGACGTCAGGTTCTGGGAGTTGTAAACGCCTTGGGCAATCGGTGCCCAAACGTAGTTGTTTGCCGAGTCCTTCAGCTTTCGCAGTCGGCCTTCGAGGTTGCGGTGGATCATCCACTTTGCGCCCGCGCGGAACTGGGAGCGAAGGCCCGCCACCGCGTTCCAAACGTCGTCAAAGCCGATCACGTTGGCCGTGCCGGTCGAAACCGTTCGCGACGTGCTGAAGCCCGATGCCGATTCGACGAGGACGCCCATGGCCTGGTTTGCGCCGTTTCCAAGGAGAAATTCCTTTTCTTCCTTGGTCATCTTCGCGTAAGCCGCCGACTCCAGAACGATCTGGTACACGTCGAATGCGCTGGCCTTTTCGAATAGGCGACCGATGGGAACCGTGACTTCGCGAAGACGCGGAGTCAAAACTCGGATGCCCCAGTTAAGCTGAGTGTCCGAAGTGCCAGACGACGCCGCTTCGGACGTTTCGACCAAGTCAAGAACATCCGCCGTTTGCACGGGAACTTCAATGGCTCCCGCTCCGGTTAGCGCGAAGCTTCGCGCCCAGGTTCGGATGTAGGTCATGTTGCGAAGCAACACAATGAGATCCTGCGAGAGCTGTGTCGGCGCAAGATAGCCGCCGCGAGGGTCGCTGCCGATAGTCAGGGTGTATTTGAGGGCCTTTTCCTCAGCCTCGTTGAGGTGCATACCGACCAGCTTCTTGACGAACGCATGTCGGCTTTCGACCGTCGGCAATTCGGTGTTTTGGAGCTGCCGAACGATGGGAAGCCTGTCGGATGCTTCCTTGCCCCACGCGTGAAGCGCTTCGGCCTTTTTGGCAAGTTCGATCTGGGCCTTGAGCTGGTCAAGGTCATTGACCATAGCCTCAAACTTTGCTTGGTCGTCGGCTGGCATTGCGCCCGCCTTGCCGTTGGACTGATTCATAACGGCTTGAACTTGCGCCGCCAGCTCTCGATACTGTTCCTGAAGTTGACTTAACACGATTCTTCTCCCATCAGAGCGCTGTAAGCCCTGTGTTGCAATGCCCGCTGAATAAGCGCTGTTTGCGCATCCGTTGGGTAAATGGGGTCATCCTTTGGCTCAGAAGCGTCAAGCGACAATTCAAGCACGGACCCGGCGGTCTCGTGAATTTGTCGAATGATCAATCTCCGATCCTCCGATAGCTTTCGTCCGTCACGTTGGCGGAGCGTAGCGACTTGGAATGCCCGTTGAATCCCAGCAAGCGAGAATTCTAGGTGCGTTTCCAGATCCAAACCATGCGTTGAACCTGATTCAAAAGACTGTACTTGTCGAGCTTTGGCCCGCTGATTCATGCCGGTGAGCACGATGGACCACTCATAAAGCTCCGTGACCGTTCGGATAAGATGGCACGACTGTTTCCATGCCTTGATGCTCTTAGCGTCGTACAGCGTCAAGTCTTCGCCCGCGCCTTCGAGGGCGCTTAGCATCTCGGCCCCGGTGTTGAAGTAGGCCAGCGTTCCGTAG